CTCCATTAGGTACTAATCTCTCGTCCAGGTCTTTATTCATTTTACCTGAACGGAAGTAATGTTTAATATCTGGCATACTTGTTAGTGTTTAATTTGTTTAGACTTACCTCGCATCACCTGTGTAAGTTCTTCTATTTTTAGATTAGATAACCTTAGTTTAGCATTTCTAGTTGCAGCAAATCTTTCTTTCTTTAATAAAGGTATATACGTTGGAGCAACAGACGTATGTGTACTAGCAATAGCGTAAGCTATATGTTTATAAACTGCTTCTTCAGCAAACTTATGTACAACCATTTCATCATCTGTAGCCAAACCATCACTTATGTATTTTAATGATATTAGTTTACCACTTAATGAAGAACTAAAATGTATATAACCTTTTTGTTCATCAATATAAAATACTCCATTAGACTGAGCCATTTCAGGTTCTAAACCAAATCTTCTACCTTCTACTAAGTTAAAATCTTCTTCTGTATTTCTATAGTTGTCGGTATCGCTTTCTGAGTTAGAATTACTACTGTTTTGAAATCTAGACCATGTTGTGGAATCACTAGGTGTTGCTAGATTACCAAAGCTATCATAAGTGTAACCATATGCTCCATCTTGTAATATACCTGTAGGGTTACCTGTTTTTCTAGTTGGATATAATAATTTTTCAACACCAGCGTTATCAACGTAACACACTTTAACATAATTAACATAATCATGTGGTAAAGGCATTTTTAAATTAGGTGGTAGTTCTATTTCTTGAGATTTTATAGACTTAAAAGTATCGTAGCTTAATTCTTGTATTGCTCTTTGTGCATGAAAAGCTACATTAGATCTTTTTGTTCTAGGTATTATTTTATCGCTACCTACATAACTAATCATAAAATTATTTACAATAGTTTGTAGTGATATAAATTGATAATTACCTAATTGTGGATTTGTTACTGTAATAACTACAACATCATTGTTACTTGCCGCGTTGTTTAATACAACAGTGTCTGTGGTGTTTGATTTAGGGAACGTGAAGTTTGTAGTACCTACACCATTTACAGTAATAGTAAACTCAGCAGCAGATACAGGCATTGTCGCTAAATTATTTAACAACGTCTCGTTTTCCGGAAACGTTAATACAAAATCTGTTTGACCGCCACTAGCTATAAAAGTTTGCGAGCCGTAATACTGTTGTTGTGTTCCTTCAAATAATGGCATATCTATTTATTTTCTTGTTGTACGTTCTGTGCTTCTTCTGTAGCAGCTACTTGATATACTTGTGGATCTTTTATTTCAATACCAGCAAGTTCTAATATTTTTATTACTAGTTCAGTTTCTTCTGATTGATGTAATTCAAAATCTTGACTATTATTTACATTAAACAACGGTTCGTCAAAAACAGTCGTATAAGACCACTCTACAGTTGTAGGTCTAGCTATATAGTTACACACTACGTTTGAAGTTATAGTTGTTGGGTAAATTTGTATTGATCTTGATAGGTTTATTTCGTTTTGAACAGTTGATGTTTGTCCAGTTGGAGTAACACCACCAGTTCTTACATAAACAGGTTGTGTTAACGAAGGAGCAGTTAATGGTGAGTTCTGTATGTGATGAACTTCGTTTTGACTTATTTTTTCTATTTCTATATAACCACCTTTGTGTTTGTGGTAAACTTCACCTAGTCTATAGTAAGCTGGTAAAGTTCCTAGTCCAGCCTCGTTAGTTTCAGTTGACATAGTAACTGTGGCTTGGTATCTTTCAAATATATCTATTTTTTCTTGTAATATATCGACTTGATCCGCGTACGTGTAGTCATTACCTGGTATTCTATTTAACGCGTTTAAATCATAGAAATATTGCTCAAATATATCCATCTGAGCTTGATTAGCGTATAGATTATACTCTTGAGGTGTTATATAACCTCTTTGTTCTTTGTTAGCTATTGCTAAAACTCTTTGATAAACTGTATCTATATTAACCGCCATAATTTTTTTTATTTATAGTAAGTAACCACCTCATAGAGATGGTTACCTCTATAAGTTGATTTATTTTATTTTCTTTTCAACAGCTTTTAAAACCTCCATACCGTCGTCTGTTTTAAACCATGCAGCTAATGCTGAATAAGGGTTTTCATCAAATGGTACAGTAAATAATTTTCTGCCATTGCCCCACGTAAACGATCTATTATCGTTAGCGAGTTTTATAATGTTAGCTTCAACAGCTTTAACACCAATGTTTCTTAAATGTACGTTGTCATCTGCAGCTAGTTCTATAAAAGCAGCTGGTTGGTTTTTAGCAAGTAGCAAAGCATCTCTTTTTACCTCTTTAGTAGACATCTTACTTACCTTGTTACCTTTTTGTACTCTTAATATAGCCTCTAACTCATCTACCTCTAATTTTTTAGCTAAGTTTAAAGCTTCTATTTGCAATTCTATTTGATCAACTTCATTTTCAGCATACACTTCTGGTGTATATTCATACCACAATGTATTTCTTTTAGGGTGATATAGCGATAACAATTTCTGTAAAGCTGGTTTGCTTTTTGGTACCGATAATCTACCATCTTTAAAATATATGTGACCTAACGTTGCATAACCACTTTGTTCATCAGCAAAAACTGACTTTTGGTTAGTAGCATACCTTAGTTCTCTATTGTGACCTTTTTCCTCGTCAAAATAAAGTAAAGGTTTTCTTTGTGTGTGTTTAGATTGTATTGATAATATAGGTGGAGAATTTTCACCTTTTACAATATAAACTCTATCTTTGTATTCCCATTTTTCCATAATATAATATAATTAAAAAGTTTGTAAAAAAAATAAAGAGGAGGGGCGATACTTATACCGCCCTCTCAACTTTATAAATAATTGTTATGCTTTAAGCAATACGAAGTTATTCGCAGCTTGAACACATAAACATCTTTCTGATAAGAAGTTAACAACCATCTCATCAGCAGATGATGTATAGTTTCCACCAACAGATCCAGTGATCCATGATTTCATTTTTCTATCATCAGCCTCAGACGCTCTATATCTTACGTGTAAGAAAGGTCTTTGGATGTTTTTACCCATTGACTCATCGTATACCGTTGAAGTACCAGCTGGTACAATAACACCTTCGATGTCACCAATAAGTCCTCTTGTTACAGAATCATTTAAGTATTTCCAGTCAGTTTTGTAGAAATCATAAGAACCTCTTCTAAAACCAGTGAATCCTAAATTCAACGCCATATCAGCATCGTTATTAAATACACCGTAACCAGATCCACCAGATGCAACGTTTCCAGAGTTAATAGAAGCTAACATGTTGTCAATTTCTAGAGAAGTACCTCTATCTAAGAACATCATATTTTCTTCAATAGCACCTTGCTTGTCTAATTCTTGTAGAATAGTATCAAACTCAGCTAAACCGCCTTGAACGTTACCTGATAATTGATCGAAATCAGTACCAGTCCATACTAAACCTCTTGACTCTAATGCGGAGAATAAACCTTCAGTACCACCAACAGCAAAGTTAGATGTACCACCAAAAGTGTGTCCGTCAGGCATGCTTACTTGCTCGCCTTCAATCATAGCCATTTCAAGGTAATCATTAAATCTTAATCTTGCTTCAGATTCAGATTTTAAATACCAAAGGTAACCAGAAGCTCCGTCTTCAGAAGTAACTTCAACCCAACCGATTTGCGCAGTGTCAGAACCATTAACTTGGTATCTGTCTCTTAAAATAGCTGGTTTGTTGCTAAATCTTGTGAAAGAAGCATCAATAGATCTTGCATCTTCAGAAGATCCTTTGATATATTCAGTTCCATAAACAAATATGTTTACGTCATCGCCATCAGCGAAGTTTACAGCACCGTTAGTAGATCCTGAATCAGGAGCTTGGTCTAAATGTGCTTGTGTATAAGGAGCAACTGTAATAGTAGCTGTTCCGCCACCGCTAACTACAAGACATTTTAATACCTTTGCATTGTCTGTTGACGCTACAACGATAGTATCATGATTTTGTATTAAATTGTTAGCAGGTAAAGTAATTGTGTTAGCAGAAGCATCAGCGATTTGTACATTGTTTGCACCATCGTTATAAGCTTCAGCAGAATATGCAATATGCAATCTACCTTGCTCAGACCAAATTACTTGATCAGAAGCTAAAGGCATTTCTGCGCCAACCATACTTAAGAAGCCAGAGATAGTTCTTTTACCAAATCTCTCCACTTCTTTTTCATAAATTTCTGGTAGGAATTGCTGAGCAAATGTACCACCACCAGAAGCCGAGTCAAACGACAAATAGTTATCGTTAAATAACTGTTGCGTAGGTCTCGGAGTTAAGTGCGCTTGATACGCACCGAGTGAACTAAAAGACATAATGTTTAATTTTTAAATGTTTAACTTATTTTATTTACGTATTTTAACCTTAAACGAGTTAGAATCATTACCTGTTATTGCTCTTACTTTCATACCACCAGCTTCAACAGTTTTATGTGTTTGTCTGGGGTCCATGCTCACGTTTTTCGCATTAGCAATGCTATTCTTAATAGCATCTGCTTTGCCCTGCTCATAGAAATGATTAGCAACAGCATCAGCGTTCATTGCAGTAAATAAAGATTTATGGTAACCACTTGCGTCACTCATTTCGTTTTTATCGTTTAAAAACTTTTTAACAAAATTAGTAATATCACTTTGACTACTTTTAACCTTATCAGCATCTTTAACATTAAACCTATAACGTTTATCACCAACTTTATATTCAAAACCTTTGAAATTTTGGTTAAAAACTTTACTAGTTTCCTTGTTAAAAATAGATGCTTGATGATCTGCAACTTTTTGATTTTCATCTTGCTCTTGGTTATATCTATTAAAGAAATCAACTGCCTTTTTCTGCTCGGGAGTTAACTTAACCCCAGCTTTGATCTCGTCATAGTATTTAGACTTTAGCCCGTCTAAGTGGCTTTTAGCACTGGCAACTTGCTCTTTAAGCGCTAATTTTTTTCTACGGACATCTCTTTCCTCGTCGACTTCTTCATCAACTGAAAATTGATCTTCCATTAAAAAACTAATTTCATCATCTGTAAGATGTGATTTAGTTTGTTTATAATATTCTCTTAACAAAGTGTTGTCATCATAGTTAGAGTAATCTTGATTTAATCTAACATAATCTTCAAGAGTTCCACCAGTTTCATTCATAAATTCTACAACCTTCTGAATATTCTCTGGTAAATCAACACCTGTTTCTTGTGATTCTTGAACAGCTTGCTCTACTTCATCTTGTAGTTCTTCTGTTTTAGATTCAACAATTTCTTCTTTTATCTCTTCTTTCTGTTCCTCAGTAATTTCCTCAAGTACAGGTGTTTCTTCAACAACCTCTTCTTTTTGTTTTTCTTCAACAACCTCAACAACTTTTTCTTCTTGTTTAGGTTCTTCTTTTTTACTTAGATCAACTTTGGCAACAGGTTCTTCTGTTTTTTTAGTTTCTTCTTTTGCCTTACTTAAATCTATTTTAGCAACAGAGTTATCTTGTTTACCTAATTGCTTAGGTTTTTTTGGTGTTTTCATTTTCATGTCTCCACCTTCTTGCAAAACTGGTTCGTCTACTTTTTTAGCTTCAGTTTTGGCTTCTTGAGTAGGTTGAACTTCTTCAACTACTTTTTCTTCTTTTTTAGCCATAATATAATATTATATAATTAAACAAATTATCTAGGATTAAACACGCTCATGTCTATTCCTTGCCCTAGAGTATCATTACCTGAAGACTCAAAGCTTTTAGCGCTATTCTTGCTTTTTCTTTGCTCTTCACCTTGTAATTTTACTCTTTGGTCTTTTCTATCCTCTTTTTGAGTTTCTTTTTTATCAGCTATAGAGTTTTCCATGTTTTTAATTTGCATGTTTAATTGAAACTCATAAGCCATTAATTCTTTTTTAAGTTTAGCTTCTTGTACAAGTTTACTACTAGCTATTTCAGCTTTAACTTGTTCTAACTGTGTTTGCATCTGAGTTATAGCCTCTTGCTTTTGTACTTCAGCTTGAGCAGCAACTTGTTGTGCCTCAGCATTAGCTTTTGCTTGTGCTTGTATGTTTCTTTCAGCTAACTCTTGATCTCTTTCTTGTTTTTTCTTACGTCTTATTTTTAACAATTGATTAGCTAACTTAACGTTTTTAATCATTCTAAGATCAATAGCATCTTCTAACTCTATGCTTTGCTGAGTCAAAGCCATTTGTATATTGTTTTCTAATAACTGCTTCTCCTCTTCATCTGGTTCTAACTCAATAAATATACCAAAGTCGTATAAATGTAACTCAGCCATTTCTTGTAATGTAGCTACATTATGAGATCCTATAGCTTGTATAAAAGCATCTCTTGTTGGTGAGTACTCTATAATATCAGATATTCTAAGAGATAATGCCTCAGCAACTTCAGCTGTTAAATATAAACCAGCTTGTAGTATATGTCTTGTAGCTGTGTTACTGTTTGCTGCAGCTATTTTTTGTATACCAACTAGAGCTTTCGCGTCCGGCGTGCTAGCATCTCTTGCTTCGTTTAATCCGGTTACGTCCCTTATCATTTGAAGATAATAGTTGTAAGTTTGAATTAGTGATTGCAATTTAGCACCACCATTCCCAGATTGAATTTCCTGAATAGGAATTTTTCCTGGGTTCATATCACCGTCAGACGTCATCGATCTACCTATAATCGAACCTGTTTGGAAGAACATGTTCAGCGCTTCTTGTGGATTATAGTTAGTACCGTTACCAAGATCAACTTCTGCAAGACCATCAGCATCCATATATATGCCGTCAGGTACCATTCGCGAAAGGACTTGTTGGAGTTTTAAATGAGTTAATTGAATCATATCAGCAAAACCAGTTATTCTGCTAACTAAAGATTCTATTTTACCCTTGTACATACGTGGAGCAACTATGTTATAATTCATTTTAACCTTAGTGTAATCACTTTTAGGTCTCATCATGTTTTTAGCTAACTCCCACTTTAATAATTTTTCACTACCTAAAACTAAAGCTCCTTCGTATAAAACTTCTATTTGTTTTTCTAATCTACCAAACCTTTGTTCTAGTGCAGCATCTAATACAGGATTAAAAGTATCATCTTTAACTATAACTTTAGTACCGCCTGTAGCAGTATCTTTTACCTTATACACTTCTTTAGAGTATGTTTTATAGTTAAAATATAATATTTGTATTTGATTTTTGTCTATTTCATCGTGATCATTATGAGCACTGTAGTAACCAGCTTTTTTAAAACTCTGGTTAGTTATATCTTTTAAATCCTCATCTGTTAGTTCTGGAAACTCTTTAACTAATTCATTTACAGGTACTGTTTTAACCTCACCCACATAATATATATCATCAAAGTAAGGATCTTCAGTATAAGACCAAACTAAATTAGCAGGATCCACGTAGTCAACTACAACACCTTCCGATGTATTAAATGTAGTTTTAACCGCTCCAATACCTAATACAGTTAAATCTTGGTAAAATCTTTTTCTTGTTAATTCGTATCTATTACCTTCTAACAACGTGTTTATAGCTTGTTCTTCAGCTATTTCAACAGCTTGCTTATAATTAAGCTGCATGTGTAATTCTAGTTCTTCTTTATTTTCAGGTATATTAGCTGCGTCATTTTCAAGTATACTTATACCGTAAAAGTCTTGAACTTGTTTATTAAGCTCTAAGTTTTGCATATCTATTAATATGCTTTCCATATACTGTGTTCTTTTATCTACACCATATGGATCTTGTGAATAAGCTTTTATATCAAAAACTCTTTCAGATATACCATTAACTACTATATCTACAAACTTAGGTATAATAGGTACTGGTTTCCAGTCTAAATTAAGATAAGATAAATCACCATTAATAGATAATTCATCTTTATATTTTTGTATACTCTGTTCACCTCTAGCGTATAGTCTTAACCTATGAAAGCTGTCTTGATTATTGGCAAACCTATAGGTAACACCATCTCTAACAAACCATTCGCTTTCAATTGCTTTAGCTACTTTTAAACCATATTCCTTGCTTACTTTTTCAAGATCGCTAGCAACCTGACTTGGAAAAAACGCTTTTGTTACTGATTCGGCCATATTATTATTTTATTAATTTAGAAAAAGCACCTTTGTTTTCGTACTTTGCTATTTTTATATTCACTTTTTGTTTTTCAATTTTAGCATTAGGATTATATAAGTGTCTGTTGCAACCCATGATAGCTAAACCACTACTAATAGCAGCATCATGTTTTGTTCTATTGTTTATATCAAACTTAGCCCAGTCTTGCAACGTTTCATTAAAATACATTTTACCTTGAGCATTAACATGATCTTGTATATACATTTCAATAGCAGCAGCATGAGCTTGCTTTACATCTTCACTTGAGTTTGGTATACCACCTATTTCTTTTTCTGTTGTAGATAGTTTATTCCAAACTTTATCAGGTCTATTCATACTAAAACCTCTATAACCGCGTCTTCGTAAATAATACAATAGACGAGGTTTGTTGTTCTCCGCTAGTATTGGCATCCCATAAAATATTAATGCCATTAGAACGTCTTCAAAGAAGATCTCGGACGTCTGAGGTCTAGCTATGTACTCTAAAAAGAACTGATTAGGTGGAGAATCTTCCATACTAAACTTAGTTAACCCGTGTAAAGCACCTTTTGATCCTACACCATCAACTGTTCCTGATATATCATAACTATCACAACCAAAACAACCCATGTGTTCATTACCTGGATATTTGACACCATTTTTATAAACCACATTGTTTTGTAAATGAGATGGTGGTGTCCAAGTTATTTTAAATCTACCTCTTAAATCTGGGTAAAATATAACTCTTGAATCTTTAACACCATTAGTCCATTGGAAATTACCAGTGGTTATATGATGATTACCTAGCTCATCGTTATAATCTATTTGCTCGTATATTTTAGCTAGATTAAATATGCTATTTTTTGTTTCGTCTCTGAAAGCATGTTCTTCAGTACGTGGAAATTGTCTATAAAATTCATTTAAAGCATCTCCATCATTTTTTAAACCATCAACTTCGTTTTGCCAATGATCTATAACACCTACATCTATATAGTCTCCAAGAGGACCTTTGACCTCGTCTTCAGGCGTTTCGAATACAGGTAGTCCATAAGAATCAATGAATCCCTCGTAGTTCCATTCCATAGGTATGAACAAACTATATAATCCCGAGCTAGTCTGTCCATTGCGGTTTCTTTTTGTAACATCTGAGGCATTGTATAATTTTTTAAAGTTATCACCACCTTTATCTAAAGCATTTGATGTTGATCCCATCATACATTTACCAATAATTCTACTACCTAATCGCAGTGTGGTTTTTGTTACTCTCCAGTTATTTAATATATTGTTAGGTCTTTCCCATTTACCTGATTCATCATGTACTAACAATTTTAACTTTTCACCATCGTAACTATTATCACCAGTATTTTTCCAGTCAATAGTTGTATCTAATCCAGTAAGCTCTTCAGGTCTATCTGTTTTACTAGTGATGTTTCTTCTTGTAAGTTTACTAGCTGGTACCCTATATGCCAATTCTGTTTTTGGCCTGTCCATACCATCTTGTATTGGTTTAAAGAAGAAAGGGTAGTTAACCGATATTGGCACCACTTTGTCTGTAAACATTTTTTTAGCATCTGGTCCTGACTTAGATAATATACCGAATCTTGAGTCAGATGATATTGTTGCTGCATTAACAACTTCTCCTGATGCCATAAACGAGAATCCAGATCGTCTGTTTTTAAGGTAACACATACCGTAGCATCGTTTATCTGCTTTACAAGCTTCCCAGAATATGTAGAATAATCTGTTTGCTTCCCTAAAGTCTGGGTTCCCAACATCAATCTTGGACCACTGCAAGTACATATAATGAGTGCCAGTAATATAAGTTGGAATACCTTTGTTAAAAAACCAAAATCCTTCATCTCTTTTCTTAAACTCATTTTCTATGTAGTCTATGTATTTGTTTTTAAAGTCGTTAGGGTAATCACGCCAATCAAATATTGTTTTAACCCTTTTAAGCTCTTTAGGATAATCTGTTATACACCAACTGTCATTATCAAACTTTGTAACTTCCTTAGGAACTTTAGGTAATGCTATGTGTAAGTTTTGTATGCTATACACATCACCAATCATACCAGTTTTACTTATAACAACTACATCGTGTTCTTTATTATAACCATATTTCCAGGCTTTCTTTTTATTAAGCCTTTTAATAGTGTTTATTTTTATAGGATTTACAACCTTATATAAGTCTTGCTCGTACATTACTTAGATCTTCTTTCAGCAAAACCACTAAAAACTTTAGGTTTGTCTTCTTCTATGACCTTACCTTCTAATAAAGCTTTTTCGTTTTCTATTCTAGTTAGTATTTCAAACGCATCAAATATAGCTAGCTTTTTAGTAGCAGCTGCATTTTTTAATCTATCAGCTGATATATCATCTTCTGTTTCTACTATTGGTTCTTTAGCAACTTTAATAAGTTCTTTAACCGCATCATGCCCAGCTTGGATTATATTCTTTTTCGTCTCCTTGATATTCATATTTAATTGTAATTGAGTTACTAAAAATTCTATACATTTTACTATCGTCTATAATAAACTCATATTCAGTGTTTGGTCTAAAACCTACTAAATCACCAGCTTTTAAACCAGCTTCAATTAAATTGGTATCTGGATATTTAAGAACACCTGTTAAAGGTTGTTCTTTATCTTCATTAAAAATACTATTAGATTTAGATTGAATTGGTTTTACAAAACAAAAAGATTCATTAGCTATCCAATCTTTATCTCTTTTGTATAAAAATATTTGATCAGGATAAACAAAATACATATCATCTTTATAATATGATTTGCTGTCTTTTTCAACACCTCTAATATCGTTCCATCTTCTAAACACGTTGTGGTGAACTATAACTAGATCACCTTTCTGTATGTTGGTATCTCCAACGTTAGGAACTTCTACAACAATAGCATGTCTATTAACAAACTTGTGACTAAAGTTATCCGTGTTAAGTATTAACTCTTTATCACCTATTTTCTTTTTGTTATTATATCTATTGTCGTTTAAAGGTTTTACTATAAAGTTTAAAACACTCTTCACTAGTACTCTAGATTATATTCAACTGATATAGCCATGTTCTTGTTAAAATCTTTCCAAGGCATTAGCTCTTTGTTTTTAGTTATATAGATAGTAAACTTATCGTCTTCTTCAACTATAGAATCGATAACGTGCCCTCCGTAAACCTCTTGGCTCACGGAATAGTGCATCGCTTCGTTTTTATAATCTTTACCTATACTAATCTTTCTTATCAGTCTCATCTTCAGGTATTTCAGCTATTGTACCATCAGTTAAATTAACAGATACTTTACCGTATTTTTCTTCAAGTTCAGTTTGAATTAATTGTAATTCTTGTTGGCTAGCTTTAAGCTGTTCTATTGCTACAGCCTTTTGAACTTCTAAACCACCAATTTGCATTTGAGCTTGATTTATTAAATTTACTTTACCTTGTACTGATTTTAATTCTTCTTCAGTAATCTTTTTTACATCTTTAGCGATGTCTTCTACTTTTACGTCTTTCATTTTATTTAATTTAATTTGTCTTGCTATTAAGCGTCAGCAAGATCTTTATACGCATCTAATGCTTTTAAAGCAGCATAAGCTTGAGCAACGTCATTTTTAGCCGTTGTATTATGTTTTGGTGTATACACTCCATTTATAATATCTATTATCTCGTTTGGATTTGAATCTTTAGCTTGTTTATCCTTGTATATATGAGCAACGTAACTACCTTTTAGTTTTTTGTTGATTACGTCTTTATAAACAGCTCGTTTTTTAATAGTTCCATCATCGTTTAACTCTTCTGGCGAGTCTAACACACGCTCTGTTTCATAGTTTACTGAACAGTTAACAGATTGCATAGCGATATATGATTGCTCTATTTCTATACCTTTCCAAAAAAATTTTCCTTGTAGTGCCATTTTTTATTTTTAAATTGTTTTCTATGTTTATATTATTACGCTATTTTCACGTTTTTTACTTTTTAAAACTCTTATGTAGTATTGGTATTAATATTCTACCTTCATCTTCTAAATAAGATTTATAATTATTTTCAATATTATTCAATATTTCTTCAGTAATATCTTCATGTCCCCACCATAAATCAACTAATATTAAGTCATATTTTTTAGCAGGTGTATACGTAAAAGCATCATGCTCTATAACGTTTATAGACTCATCTATAAACTTTACGTGATCAATCAACTCTTTGTTATTATCCACAACGTCTACCACACTACATCCTTTTTCTACTTTTAAAGTTTCAGGTATTAAACCTAACCCTAAACCTAATACTAAAACTTTATCATATGTAAAGTCTTTATATAGTTCTTTTATTTTTTCACAATTAGTGCAATCACCTAACATTATAGTTGCGTAGTCTTCTATATTATTTATAACACACTCTTCACTAAATTTTAATACACTTACACCATCTACTTTTGTTATACTAAAAGAATTACTAGTGTGTTCTTGTATTTTATTTTCTTGTATTTTCATATATTTTTTATTAACACGAACCTATTGATATATTAGAAACTACACCACTACTATTAACATAAAATATAGCGTCACTACTACCACCACTAGATGCATTAGGGCCATTATACCAGCCAGCAGATGTAATTGCATTTAAATTATTATCATACACAGTAATACCGTTTGTAAATGAACCACTGTATTTTATAACAGTTGTAGACGTTTGATAACAGGCAAAAAGATTTTTCTGGTGCGGCCCGTCAGTATACTTAGTAGTATAACTTGGTGCCGATGTTGTAGCTGATTTAACAACTCCATAAGACGTGCCTTCACTATTTGTAGCCCATGCTTTTATATAATGAGTTGTACTTGATGATAAACTACTAGCAGTAGCTGTATACGCACCAGTTGAATTTGGGTTAAATACAGTTATAGTAGTTACACCCATACCGCCTTTAAAAGGGTTAGTTATTAAACCTGAAGATATAACAAAACCTTTAGAGGTTACAGTATTATTACCAGTGCTTGTCATATTACCGTTTAGAGTCATACTATTGCTAGTTATACTACTAGCGTTGTTAGTTACAACAGTTGGGGTTGTGCTTAAAACGAAATCATGATCGTAACCATAAAATTCACTCATAGCGTGTGGTGTGTTAGCGTTAGGTCTGTTTGACGAAGGGTTGTCCGTGTTTATAGCTTGAAATCCTGGGAAATTAGGAAGTCCGCTATTTATTAAACTACCACTAGAGTGTGATGCATGTATAGACCCTTGAGACACATCTCTTAATGACGTTGCTCCTAACTGTGACAAACCAAATCCATCGGTTGGGTGAACTTGATAAACATTAGTTTCAATTTCTGTTGCTATTGACCTTAAAGATAAACTTCCACTGCTTGGTACTGCCATTACTTAACTTGTTTTTTAAGTTCTTCAATTTCAGCTTTTAAATCTTTAATAGCTTCAATTAAATAACCTGTTATATTTCCATATGATACACCTAACGTGCCATCTATTTTATCAACTAATTCAGGTGCTACTTTTTGTATTTCTTGAGCTATTACACCACTACCTTCTTTCTTTGTATCTTTTCTTGTAAAACTAACACCACGCATGTCATATACTTTAGAACCATCTAGTGTTTTAATATTTTCTTTTAATTTTTCATCAGAATAAGCAATTACATCTTCACCAGCAGTGATTGTACCTGAAGTGTAAAAATCAGGATTATTATTATAAGCTGTTGTTATTCTAGCATAACCACTACCTACACTACCGGTAATATTTAATGCATGGCCAACGTTAGCACAACCAACCTGAATTCCATTTCCTGTATGAGATCCTGCTCCATAATTAACAGTAAAAACTGTTGCTGATCCACTAGAAGCCCCAGTATTTATTGTTGTATTTTTAGCACTTAAACCACCTCCAAAAACACCTGAGCCTGCAAATGTTACACCACCAGAAGTGTTAAGCTTCATTGCGTATACACCATTTTCATTGTATATATACATACCCGCAGCTGTACTATCTGAACCTATTTGCCAGTGTGTGTTTCCAGTGTAATTATTCCAATGTAATCCAGATGTTGTTGTTGATGTAAATCTTGTTGATTTCGTTGTAGTTGTAAATTCTGCAATACCATCACTAGCTATAGTTAATCTTTTTGTTGCTGAACCTGAACCATGGTTTGTATAAAATTCTAAATTACCAAAAGAAGTGCCTGATCCAGTATCTCCAGTCCCAGATGTAGAAGCTATACCTGCGTTTCTCCAAACAAATTGTTGTCCAGCACCAATCGTACTACCAGCCGCTGGATGATCTGATGATCCAAACCATAAAGAACCTGTATATCCTTGAGCACCAGTGCTTGTAGCACCTGTACTTATTACAACATGAGCTTCGTTTCCAAAAGCAACACCTGATCCAGAAACTTCTTCATGAATATGTAATGTTGCTGAAGATGAAGGCATTTCTGTTTCGTATCCAGTTTGATCTCCAATGAAAACTTTACCTTCAAATCTAGTATCACTTTCAATATAACCATCAATACTTATTGCGCCACTAGAATTAACATTTAATATTGGCACACCTGATATATCTGCTACTGAAAATAAATCACCAGATAAACTATTTGTAACTGAGAATAGTTGACCAACGGTACCTTGTAAATCAATACCACCATCTTTATCAACAACCATTCTATCACTATTGTTAACTCTCCATTTGAAATCACCTGAACTACCTGATAGGTAAAAACCATACCCACTTGAATCCCAATATTGTTGATGCTTTATAGTTCCGTTAGCTTTATTTATAAGCGCGCCTGATAAATCATTTCTTGATGAATTTACAGATAAACTAAATGTGTTTGCTGATATACTTGATGGTGCTGTATCTCCTATTCCGACATTTCCGTCTTCCTTTATTTTCATTAACTCAGTACCGCTTCCTGATTCTCCATTTTTGTAAAATGCAAAATATCTATTAGTGTCATCATTGTCTGTATCAATGTTAAACGTCATTACCTCTTTAGCATTAATATGACCAGACGCTGTATCTTCTTCACCTAAATATAATAAACCACCTTTAACAGTTATAGCACCTGTAAAACTTGAATTAGTGCTGTTAAATTTTAAAGTACCGCTGTTCTGTGACCTTATTTCAAATACTCTTCCACTTGATGTAGTTCTAAATGTAGCTGCGTTATTTCCATCAGAACATCTTAATTGTTGAACAATACTTTCAGTTGTACCTGGTGCGTTAAAAATACTAGCACCAAAAGAATGACCATCACTTAAAGCAGTTATATCACCTGTAAAAGTTGCAGAGCCATCCGCGTTTAGCGTTAACCTAGTACCACCAACAGAACCATTAGAAGATGAGCCAATAAAACGTAAAGCGCCAGCTGTACTTGTATCTGCACCATAAAATCTCAACTCAGATAGTGTTGTGTTTTCTTGACTAATTTTTAATCTACTTGCCCCGTGAGTTGTATTTTGTCCTATAGCAACAAATCTTGATCCTTCGACAACACCTGCAAAGGTTGAAAGTCCGTTTTCTATGGTAAGTTCTCTAGAGCTATCAACTTCAAAAAATAGGTTTTTACCACTTAAAGTGTTTTTCATAGCAAAATTACCTGCTTGAGACGCATGACTTGCACCATAAGCAATTAAATAAGCGTTATTAGTACCGTGTGATGAAGTCTGGAATTGTTGAAGTGTGTAATTTGTTTGTGCGCTGCTACCTAATATTAATGGAGAGTCAGATGTGTTACTATCAGCTAAAGTTATTTGCCCAGTTCCTGTATCATCTGCATCACTTCTTAAGTATTTTGATTGTACAGAACCATCCGTAAGAAAGCCACTTAAATCCTGATCACCAGTATTTGTACCAGAAGATGATCCTGAAAAGTTTGTAGCTGTTATTGTTCCCGTAATTGTTGTATTACCACTATTACCAGCAATTGTTAATCTTGCAGTTTCATTTGTGCCTAATACTAAATCTCTAATACTACTGTTATGATAAATTCTCATTGCAGTATCATCTAAAGCAATTGCACCATCATATCCGTTACCATCAATCTTTAACTGACCATCAGAAGATGATGACATTGCTATATCTGTTCCATCACCAACTTCTACATTACCAGTAAAATCTGCGCTTGCGTCTTGTTTTAATATTAAAGCATCTGCAATTGTTCCGCTTTGTTTAGTTTTAAACCTTAATTGTCCATTGTTTGAATCAACTCTTACAGCGGAAAGTTCAGCAATATTTACAGTTCCAACCTCATATTCAGTAGTTACACGACCTGTGTAATTTCCTGCTGAATAATTTCTTAAAACTAAAGCAGTTTGATCAGAACCTTGTGCACCTTGTGACTGCACGGTTAACTTACCACTTGATGTTGCGCTTGCGGTCGCTATATTAACATCACCTGCAAAAGTTGCGTTTTGACTTTCAATAGATATAGCGGGAGTTGAGCCATTAGCGTCTCCAAAAATATTAGTCGTTGTACCGTTATCATGAAAAGCACCTCTAAAAACACCTGATGTATTGTATAAATAATAACCACCGCCAGCAGTATCTAATCTAACTTGGTTACCAACTATATGAAGTTGTTGTGCAGGTGATTGAACCCCCACACCTAGTTTGTCGTCAAAGTATGATGTACCACTAGAATTTACATTAAATATAGGTGCACCAGAAACGTCAGAGACAGAAAACAAGTCCCCTGTTAAACTATCTGTTACAGAGAATAATTGTCCTTCAGTACCTTGTATGTCTACTACAGTTTCTGAGCCGTCTACTATGAGACCTTTTTTTACTTTAAATTCATTTGCCATAATTACCTTTCATTTTCCGGGTTATATATTAAATCTTTGTTTGTATGCATTAAAGTTTTGTTTTACTTCGTCTGCTGTTAATCTTTTTTTGTATATTCTTGTTACCGCTATATGTCCATCAACGTTTCTTCTATTACCTGAATTTCCTCTACCAAAATATCTAACTCTTAAACCTGAGTAATCAGCGTTAAAACCGTAACCAACATGACTACCACCTTCTGCCACACCATTTAAATACATTTGATAACTTGTTCCACCAGGTCCAACGGTTAAAACTACATGGTACCAAGTATCTGCAGCAATTGTTGTTGAGCCATATTTCCAAGTACCTGGACTTATATTCCAAATAGCAAGTTTACTGCCTAGCACACTCCAATACCAGCTAGCATGATTGATACTGTCAGAGCCGATAAAGTTAGCTGGAGATGTGGTATTATTGTAACTACCAGCTACTGTGTTATATTTGACAACACTTTCTACTGTCCACTCTTCTCTATCACCAGCAAAAACAACATCAGTACCTAGATCAATATCATCACCAGTTCCATCTAATACAGGTTGACACGTTGAGTCATACGACACATTATCTAAGGCTACAGTTTCAGTTGCTTTTAAATCAAGCAAACTATTGTTGTCACCTCTAGATGTCGGTGTATACGGTGTACAGTGATTGTTTTGCTCTACTTGAAAATCTTTTATATAAACAAAATCTGTTGATGAACTAAATGTTGTATTATTAATAGGGTTACTATGAATATAACCTGGTTGAGTAGTAGTTGATTGGTAGTTAAAACCTTCTCTTTTAATTAAATAGCAACCATCATCTTGAAGTACACTGCTATTTGCGCCAGAATTATTCATAGCTACGTTTACATAATTAATCCCTCCTCCTATATAATTAAACTTATCAGGAACATTTGTTTTTAGCTTGCACTGCGTAGAATATGATGTACCGCTAGTAAAAGGCGTACTGGCTAAATACATAATATAAGGATATGTACCACCAGTAAAAGTACCATTCATTGAATATTTTGAATAACCATCTTCTTCACCAACATATGTTACCGTAATGCCTGACATACCTCCTATTTGCCCACTTGTTTGGTTTGATGATTGCAAATTTGTTGTTGGTTCACCTTTATAAAATCTAGTAGACGTGTGTCTATCTGCAACACCGTAACCAGTGTCGAATCCAAATGCTAATGAGTCTGTTATTAATTTAGGTCCTGTATACATATCTATTAAAATCTATTTTTAAGTGCATTATAATTTTGAGCGCTTTCTGCAGCTGTAAGGTTTCTACTATATACCATAATTGCACCGACAGCACTTGTAGCTTGAAACTCAAAACTAGGGTATTGATTAAAATGTTGTTGTGTGTGACCATGCAAGCTTACATTTTTAAACTCAAGCATATGCCACTGATTATCTCTAATGTTATCGTATATATTAGCTGTGTCAACTGTATTTTTAAAAAACTGTGGGCCACCAAAATTATTATGATATTCTTTATTATTACTACGATATGCTCCTAGGTAGTAACCAGTATCTTGACCTTGCCAAAACAACGCTGTGCTATCATTTGTTTTCATCCAAAAAACAAACGTGCAGTTTTGATCTTGTGTAATAATATTAGTATAACTAGCTCCACCACCAGTTAATGTAAAAGAACCTTCAGAACTATTTGCGGTTATACCACTACTATCCATAGTAAAATCAAAACCATTGCCGCTTAAATCTTTCCAAACTGTTCCGCTACCTGGATAAGATCTAGTGCTACCAGCTTGTTTTTACTATATTCGGTCCTGTTATTACACCCATTTTATTCTTGCTCTGTGTTATCAGTCCATTTATCTGTAGCTAGTAAAGCTAACATGTCTTGATGATTATACTCTTTGTAATCTGTGCTATACACACTTGGCCTACCGTAAACACCAGCGCTCTTTGTGTAAGATACTTCTTCGCTGGTTTCTACATCTGTATACGTAGTAGTAACATCTTCTTCTAATATAGTTACATCATACTTAACAAAAGTTTCACTTTCATCTAAAGATTTAATTAAAGAATCTTTATTCAATTGTAAAACTTGATCAAAGTTTATATCGTCTATTTTATCAGTTGGTAACACCAACCATCTTCTATTTTCAAATGCCATAATTATAAATTAAATCTTTTTTTATACGCGTTATAATTTCTTGTTATATCAGATGTCTGTAAAACTCTACTATATATTTTAAAAACAGGTATATCGCCGTTCCATCTATAACCGCTTCTACCACCAACGTTTATCTGACCACTTAAGGTGTAAGATGTATATGTTTTTGTACTATGTAAAACACTGTTATTATATAAAGTAGCTTTATTACCATCCATAGTTATAACATAATGATGGTAGTCTGTATCTGATGGTATGCTGTGTGACCAACCGGAGTTTTGTATTCCTAAAGGTGTATTGGTACCAGTTGCAGCATGTGCGCAATATAATCTTTGATTATTACCGTTACCACTAGCATCAACCCACATGTGGTTACCTGATGTCGTATCTGATTTTACTATAGCTTCTATCGTAAAAGGACTTGCTGATGGATTTCTACCACTATACTTCCCAGTATTTAGTATATCATCTGAACCATCAAAAACCGGTTGACCAGTTGAATCAAAAGACATATTAGCTACACTTATATCTGTTGTTCTTTTTAAATCTATTAAACACTCTATTTGTGCTCTTGCGCCAGCTTGAGGTATCCATTGTGCTGGTGCAGTAGGTAGTGTTGAGTGCTCAGTTATAACAAAGTTTGTAAATATACCTTCACCTTGAATAGTTCTATCATTATATATATACATAGCATTAATTGAACTAGGTGTTTTACTATCTGTTAAATCAGCTATTAAAGCTATTTTTCTCCACTTACCAACGTAAGCACTATTATTATTCCAGTCATCACCAGCTCCTCCAGCTAATGAATCATTCCAACCATGATTACCACCTGATCCATCTGTATATGTTACACCTAAATAACCATTTAAACCAGTACCTGAACTTGAGTGTCTAACATAAGGTGTTACCATATAAAAATCAAAACTAATCATTATATATTCCGTGCTAGCAGAAAGACTGGTAAACGAAAGACCACTATGAAATAAACCTGCATTGTTGTTATACGTGCCAGTGTTAGCTTGAGCTGGATTGTTTACAAAATTTCTTTGAAACACACCAGACGCTGATGAAAAACCATTTAATGTTTTTTGATATAAAGTTGTTCCACCTGATCCAAAGTAACCTGGTATGCCAGAAGAAATTACATTTGTAGCTGGTATACCTCTGTAAAACCTATAATCATTATGATGAGATTGACTTTCTAAGTTTGTTATAACTGGGCTAAAACCAGTATCATAACCATATAATAAATCCTCATTTGTTACGTTTATTCCTCTTACTATTCCCATTATATTGCTCTTACTAATGATTTAATTGTCCATGTACTTGATGTTGTAGTTGCTCTTAGTCTAAAATTAGATGATGAATAATCTACAGCTAAAGTTACATCTGATGTATCTCCTAAATCTGTTGTTGATGTTTCTGTAAAAGAAACGTTTGTTCCATCGCTACATGCAACTACAGTACCTGCCCTAATATCACTGCTTCTATAAATAACATAATCAAAGAAAACAGCTGCGTAGGTAGTTCCACTTACACTAGCAACAGTTGTTGTAGTTGTTGCTGATGTAACTGAACCAACATCTCTATAACCTAACTCTTCATCGCTGTATACTTGAGCCCAGTCTGTTTGCCAAGTGCTACCACTTCTTTTTGTTATCCATAAATTATTTTGATGAAAATCATGAAACTGTGCTGTTGCACAACAACTTGAATCCCAAAATTTTATTGTAAGTAATCCATCGCTAGCTCCAGGTGGTTCATCACTAGCCTCACTAACATCCCATATATGAACACCTGATTGAGTAATTGTGGTAAAATCATCTTGTAACCTAGAGTGTGTTCTTAAATACCTACCGTCATGATTATGACTAGTTGTAGAATAACCACTTAAGTCTTGGTCACCAGTATTAGTTCCTGATGTTGATCCACTTATGTTGCTACCAGTTATAGTTCCTGATGAGTGAATACCTTGATTAAAGTCCCATCTATTATTTGTATTACTCCAAGTTATAGTGTAGTCATTAGCACCTTTTAAAGTTATACCACCACCGTCAGCAGTTGTATCATCAGGTGAGTCAACGTTGCCTAAAATAATATTTTTATCTTCAACTAATAAGTTACTCGTGTCTATTGTTGTTGTGGTTCCCTCTATAGTTAGATTACCACCAACAACTAAATTACCAGTAAATTTAGAGGTACCATTATAACTAACCCTAAATTGTTCTGCTAAACCAGTACTATTACCTAAGTTATCACTTCCAATTGGCGCTGTGTAAACTACAAATGAACCAGCTCCTTCTTTTTCTATTGAGTTAGCATCTGCGTCAGGGCCAACTTGAGCACCTATACGTACTTGCGGTGTATGATTAGCATTAGTATCTGTAAACTTAAAATCTATATATGATCGTTGTTGTGATATGTCAGAATTTTCATTGTGAATTACTAACATACTTTTTCCTGTATCTGTACTTGTGTCTACAGCATCTTTTATTGTAACACCACCTCCAAAGCTTGCAGCACCTAAAAAACTAGCAGCGTTAGTAGTGTAGTCTAAAGCAAGTAAAGTTCCAGTGTGAGCACCACTTGTTAAATGTCTTTTGGTAAACTGTAATTCATCATCCCAACCATATATTTTAAATTTTGATGATACAGTTCCATTTATATCATGAAGCTCTAAAGTATTAGCTTTTATATTTCCTTGAACAGTCATACCTGTTCCACTCCAGGTTGTATTTAACGCCCATGCTCCTCCCCAATCTACATCGTTACCAGCTGTGTATAATTTTAAACCACCACCATCTACACCTTCTATTAAACCAGTTTGATGATCAGTACCACCAAAACCTACAGCTCCACTACCTGAACCTTTTCTTGCTTCAAAGTTTGTTCCACTACTTACAGTAGCTACGGCTT